AGGCGCGAATATGTCAAACTGTCAGGAGCTTTCCATGCAGTATCTTTATGGTGATGAGATTTGGAGATGGTCACCAGAATTATTGAGAGAATTTCTAGGGCGGCATCATAACCGCTGGAATCGCAAAGTTTATCTAGTGTCGCAAGCAGGCTATAAAGATGATTCAATGGATTTATCGTATGAGGAAACAGATAAGTCAGAATGGTCATTTCTTTGTGATTGTGGTGAATGGGTTAGATATGCCCGCGTTCATTTAAAGTATGAGATAATCAAGGTCAAAGATGAGATCGATGAGCAAGCGAGTGCGGACACGGCAAGACTAGAATGCCCACATTGTAAAGCATCGTATGAGGATAAAATAGGAGTCAGGCGCAAACTCATGGATGTATCTGATTACATATCGACAGCTAAAGGATTGACAGGATTTAGAGGTTATAGGATGCATCGTCTCGGAGTGTGGTGGATTCCATGGAAAGAATACGCACTAGCAGAACTCAAAGCCAAGAAACAGTTGAACATGGGAGTCATTGATCTTTGGAAGCAAACGCACCAGAAAGATGATTGTATCCCTTGGGATGATGAAATGAGTTTGCAGCGAAAAGAAATCCAGTTCACTGACAAGAAGATGCACGGGCGAGATCCTAAACAGCCTATACAAGATGAGACTATCCGATTCTTTACGCTAGACAAAGGGCAGGAACATTTCTGGGGAGTGGTTAGAGCATGGTCAAAAGGCAAGCGATCTGAAATCTTATGGGAAGGTTACATCCCATCGACAGATGACGAGGTAAAAATCAAAGAGATTCAGAGTCTTTACGATGTTAGGGATACATGCGTATTCATCGACATTGGCTTTGAATGGTCAAAGACAGCTCAACTTTGCGCTGATAACGGATGGTTTGGAATAAGAGGCGGAGGTCAGTCAATGTCATACGCTCACAAGCTAAGAAAAGGCGGAACGGTTGAGAAAGCATTTAGTCCAATAAGATACGCACAAGGAGAGGCTGGCAAGAAATGCCCTTACTTTGAAATTGCGACAGACCCTATCAAAGACATACTCGCCCGTCTCATGAGTGGCAACGGCTTAGAGTGGATTATTCCTAGAGATATTTCCAAGACATATAAGTTTCACATGAAATCAGAAGTCAGACGCGAAGGTCAAAAGGGAAAAGAGAAGAAAGTAATTGGATACTGGGAAACAATCAACCGAGCCAATCACCTTTGGGACTGTGAAGTCTATCAAGTTGCGGCGGCGTTAATGGTTGGAATATTTGACTAAAGAAAGACTTTGACAGTGTAGAAAGATGGGTTTGCAACTGACTCATGAATCTATTGTCAACTGCTAGGGCGGCATACGAAGCGATTAAAGACGATGAGAAAATCATTGCAGACTTACGTGCCGAAAGGAAATCACTAGCTAAATCTATTTTAACCGACCCGACTTACAGCACGCAGATCACTAGCGCGTCAGTCAATGGTCAATCATTCTCAAAGACTCACACCACTACTAACGGGCAACGCTTGCAGATGCTAGGCTTAGTGATTCGCATGGTTGATCTTGGCTATGCCATTTCTTCAAAATCAACACCAATCTTTTAAATCATGTCAAGTAACATCTTAGGCGCGGACGGCAGACCAGCAAGGCGATTCATTCACGGGGCGGATACTAACCCGATGAACTCACCGCAATTTGACACGCGGAATATCTCACTAGATAAACTCATCACCGATCGGGATAGAGATGTTATCGTTTCCCTTTCAAAGCGACTCACGGCTAACCTTGGCGCGGCAAAGTGCATAGTAGATCAAAAGGCTAATTACTCAGTAGGTGAAGCGTGGCTTACAAGCTACACGGGAACAGATGACAGAGAAGACGCGAAGCAAGTTGTCGATTGGCTTCATAATAATTTCTACTATACGCTAGACGTTAGGGGCGGGCAGTGGGATTTAAGAGAGAATCTTTCAGAGTTGTCACGTGAGGCAGATGTGAGTGGGGATCACTTTACACTTCTAACAAGTGGCAACGGAGGGACAACTCCAAAGGTAAAGAATATACCAGCGTATCTAGTCAAAAACAAAGGGTCAAGAACATCAGACAAGGATGGAAACTATCTAGTCAAAGGCGGAGAATACAACGGATACAAGATTGTATCTGGAATCATTTATGACGATCAAGACAGGGCTGTTGCATATCGCGTTTCTACTGGTTCGGCAGATGATTCATTTACCGATATTTCTGCTAAATACATCTTACATTCTTTCAATCCATCTCAATCAGATGGACGTAGAGGACTGCCCTACTGCACGCACGCACTAAACGAATTAAAGCATATTCTACAATCGACAGAATCAGAAGCTAGAAGACAGCTTATTCTTTCATCTATCGGATTACTTGTGGAGAATGACACGGGGGCGGGAGAAGAAGATACGATAGCAGACGCAATCAAAGGAGGGCGATCATTAGCGAGTGATGCAGGAATGACAGCACAACGCGTTGATACATCAATTTGGTATGCACAAGCGAATACAGGCTACAAGATTTCACAAATGAAGCATGAGAGCGGTGGTGATACATTTGAAAGCTTCCATGATAGAATGATTCGCTCACTCGCAGCTGGCGCGGAATGGTCTTACTCATTAACTTGGAAGCCAAGCGGACAAGGTACGGCAGAACGCGGTGAAATTTTACAAGCAAGAAACGCAATCATCAGCAGGCAGAAGCTTTTAGATAAATGGATGCGTAGGGTTATTTCTTACGCTTACGCATTTAAAGCAAGACGTGGCGAGTTACCTATTCTTTCTCAACCTTTTGCATGGGAGTTTAGCAGACCACCAAGATTATCAATAGATGACGGACGAGAGGAAAGAATGATAAATGAATCACTCAGACTTGGAACTCGTAACATCGATGAAGCATTAGCTTTCCACGGTAAGACTAGACGCGAATTTCTAACCGAGCGCATTGATTGGCTAATTGAAGAGCAAGAACTTTTAGCGGATGGCGAGAAAAGATCAGGCTACAAACTTGACCCGCGCAGAATGTTTATGATCACGCCGAATGAGACAGCACCAACGGAGGAAATAGCTCAAATGTTTTAATGAATATGAACGCAAAGAATCAAATCAACACGGTAACTAGAAGCGGAGAGTGGGCGATCACGGCAGGCGGATTACTTAATTTCATGACTCAGGATCGTGAACTCGCACAATCTAAAATCAAAGAACTTTCAAGTAATGATAGTTGTGAAATGAGAGATTGGCTATCAGTTTATTTTAATCAGAGAGAATCAATGAAGATTGAAGATGGGAGCGCGTTCATTCACGTCAAAGGCTGCTTGCTTTGCGATGCTTCACCTATGGACTTAGCGATGGGAAACAGTTCATATACTGAAATCATCGAAGACATTGAAACGGCAGAGTTGAACAGCACAGTCAATAACATCGTGTTAATTGTGGATAGTCCTGGAGGAACAGTTCAAGGCATGATCGAAGCTCAAAGCGCAATCTCTAACATCTCAAAGAAAACCTACGCTTACATCATGAACGCAACAAGTGCGGCATATGGTTTAGCTTCTCAATGTGATTATGTAGTCTCAACACCAAGCGGAACATCTGGAAACATTGGCACTATTCTATCATGGATGGATTACTCAAAGTATCTTGAATCAATGGGGATTACTACAAGGGTGATGACCAACCAAGGCGCAGACCTTAAAGGAACATTCTCAGAAAATCCAATGACAGAGAGTCAAAAGGCATTTCTAACAGAACGCTTGAATATGCTTGGTGAAAACTTTTGGGACTCAGTAAAAGCAATCCGCCCACAAGTCAATGACGAGTGTAAACGTGCTGGATGGTATCAACCAGAGCAAGCTGGAGAACTAGGTTTGATTGATATGGTAGCGAGTGAAAAAGAGTTCTTAAATTTCATCGAAACAAATGTTGACAGTTTTGAAGCATAGGGAGAATTAAAAAATATAACCACACAAAATACAATGAAGATCTTTTCAAAATCAAAAACCGCAGAGCCAGAAATCAAGGCTATTGACGAGCCAGCAGTTGAGCCAGAAGTAGCACCAGATGCGCCGATGGAAGAAGAAGCACCAAGCGAACTTGAAACGCTCAAAGCTGAAATGCTAGATGCTATCAAAGCGGCAAAGGATGAAATCTTAGAAGCTATCAAAGCGCTAACCGAGGAAGAAGAAGTTGAAACGCCAGCAGAGCCAGAAGTAAAGCCAGAAGAAGTTGAAGCGGCAAAAGCTAAAGCAATCGCAGAGGCGGCAATCAACCTTCTAGGTGAAGCAGGTTACGCACCACTTGAACTCAAAGAATCAGGTTCATCTGCTAAACCAGAAAAAACTCGTGAAGAGTTTAACGCAATGGATCACATAGCTAGAAACTCATTCCTCGCACAAGGAGGCAAAATCAAATAATTAAAACTATCTATAAAATAATATTATGGCAAATACACAAACACTAACAGGATTCACTGAACTCATTTATGAGGCGCGTGACATCGTCCTTCGCGAGCCAGTAGGGTTCGCCTCATCCGTCCTTGTAAACTCAGGTTCTGAGGGCGTGTCAATCAACGGCACTGTTAAGAGCTTTGTCGCAGGTCAACCAACTCTAAACACCGATCACACGCCAGCAATGACAGTGCCAGCAGGTGATGACATGACTTCAACAGTTGAAGAAATGACAATCGGTCAAGTTGCTCGTATCAACATCCCGCTTAAAGGCGAGACAGTTCGCCAACTTGATAATACTGTTGGAAGGCAGAACTTTATCAACAACACGCTTGCGCAAGGCATCCGTCAAATTGTCAATGCTATCGAGTCACACGTTGGTTCAGTTGCTAAGCTTGGATCTTCACGCGCAGTTGGGACGGCAGGAACAACTCCTTTTGCATCTTCTCACGCATTGATTCCACAGGCTAACCAGATTCTAACCGATAACGGCGCGCCAGAGGATAATCAGAGATCACTTATCATCAGCACTGGTGCGGCGACTAACCTTAAAACCTTGTCACATATCTACAAGGTAAACGAGGCAGGAAGCGCGGACACTCTAAGAGCTGGAACGCTACTTGATATTGACGGGGTATCAATCAAGCAATCAGCAGGCGTTAATAGTCACACAGCAGGAGCTGGAACTGGTTATCTAATCAACAACGGCAACATCGCAGTAGGTTCTACTACTCTAACACTAGACACTGGAACTGTAAATACCACTGGCTTTAAAGCAGGTGATATTGTCACAATTGCAGACGAGCCAACAGCAAGTAAGTATGTTGTTAAAACTGGACTTACTGCAACATCAGGTAGTTTGGTTATCCAAAACCCTGGTCTTAAAGGTGCGATTGTTGACGGTAAAGCAGTGACAATCGGAGCGAGTTACACCGCTAACATGCTTTTCCATAGATCAGCGATTGAGCTTGTAATGCGTCCGCCTGCAATGCCAGACGGCGGTGATATGGCAGAAGACCGCATGACAGTGTTTGACCCTCCAAGCGGATTAGTTTTTGAAGTAGCTTTGTATAAAGGTTACGGAATGAATCTAATGGAGATCGTTTGCTATTATCAAGCGAAAGTTTGGAAGCCAGAACTTGTGGCAACTCTACTCGGTTAATCAACTTTTTCATAATTAGTTGTTCATTAAGCCTCACTCATTCGCTTGGGTGGGGTTTTTTATTTCATAGATTGACAGTTTAAAAACATGGGTTTTCTCTTTAATCCATGAGCGAACTTTCAGACTTCTTAGAAGCGGGATTTACCGAGGCATCTGCTACGATTGGCACGGAATCACTATCTATTGACGGAGGTGACTCAGTTGACGTTGTAAAGGCAGAATCTACGCATGAAAGAGAATGGGAGGGGCGAGGTTATCAATCAGACGCTTCACTTTCCATTGTTTGCCAAACATCAGAATTTGAAGCGATCTATCTTTTAGACGCAACTGATTATGTCGGCAAGCCATGCACACTTGAAGACATCCCTTGGAAGATTGGAACGATCAAGCGCGGAGACTACTTTATGACTATTGAGCTTTTATCATTGAATCAGGCAGAATGAAATTTACAACGGACATTGATTTAAACGCGCTTGATAGAAAACTCAAGGCAACTGCTAAAGAGTTTGGCGATAGTCAGGAACAATCAACTTACCGTTGGGGAGTGTTTACAGCTCGCGAAGTAGCTTTAAGAACTCAGTCGTTTGGAAGGTCTGCAAAGGCTCAAAAAGGCGCGATGATTAAAGATGCGTCTAATGTTCTATTTTCTCATGAAGGGGCGGCAAAGGGTAGCGGAAAGAGCTTATCGGCTAAATTCCAAGGCAAGGAACAAAAATTTTCGAGAAGTAGATATTTAGAGACAGTTGAGCAAGTCATAGCATGGATAGATCAGAATAGAACGCTTGCATATAAACGCACCAAGAAACTCTCACCAGAAAACAAGAAAGTTTGTAGCGATAAGGTATTCAAAGCTGCGATCAATAAAAAGCATAAAGAGTCATCAGGTATGGCTAAGGATAGTTTTGCAGACGCGGGTGATGATATATCAAGAAAGCAAAAAGGTTCAAATCGTGAAACTATCGGCGCGAGCTTCATTAAGTGGACAAGGAAAGCCGAAAAACTAGGATACTCAAAATCTAAAAGAAGCATCTTAGGCAAGAATGAATCTGAATTAGTTTCAATGGTTAACTATACGAAGACAACTCACGTTCTAAAGAAAAGCGACATTAAAACATCAGTCATCATCGGAGCTAGAAAGATGATTACGTTCTACAAAAAAGTCATAGCATACAACGCAAAGAAAACAAAAAGATGATAACCGAAAAAGCAACATCAGCAGTCAAAGCATACCTTACAAAGACATTAACAGATACTACCATTTACACGCCGAGGGGGGTTGATAAATTCACTTATCCTTGCATCATGATAACCGACACCGCATCAGATGAGCATGACGTGTTAGACGGTGTTTATAGCCTTTCCTTAGAGGTTGCCTATGTCTCTATTCCAAACGCCAGCGCAACAGCAGGTGAAGATCAGGCGGCGTTGACCACCAACAGTGATGAAGTTTACCAACTTCTAGTATGTGAACACATAATACAATATTTAAACGATTATGACGGATTCACATGTTTTGATTGTTTTTTAAGGTCACCTAGAAGCGGGGAAGTTGAGGGGAAAAGCGCAACAATATTTGAACTAGAATTAGTTTGTTGTGAAGCTTAAATAAAAACCTTTGACAGTTCAAAAAGATAGGTTGAACAAAAATCTATCATGAGCGCAAAAGTTTTCTCAACATCACGTTACGGCATTACAAATGATGCTACTGCCACAGGCTTAAAGCTTGCCAATTTAACTTACAATTCAACTGTTCAAGAGGCGTTAGGTGAAGATCATCTAGGTCAAGAGGATGCTGTTTCTCTTTATAACGATAAGACAGAAATCTCATTTGATGGCGTTGTTGCTGTCAAAGCTACTGGTCTTGATTTAGATTTAGGTGAAGTCATCGTATTAGCTAACAATACAGCAGACTCGCTCGACATGGAGCAAGATAAACTTATCACCACAGCTCACGCCAACGCTGGAACTATTGTGACTAGCCTTGACGTTACAAGGACAAATAAGGGCTTTGAGACTGGATCAGGTTCAGGAACTTACAGGCCGCTAGTCAATACAAGTTCACCGTCCACCTTGACATAAGATAGACCATAAGAAATGAAAGAAAGACATCTACCGACATTTGACACAGGCGAGATAAACTTTGTTGCCGCCTGTATGTCTATGGGTTTTCCACTCAATGACATTAAGCCAGGTTCAGTTGTCATGAGAGATAATGGCAGAAACTATGTAAGGTTTCATCTCTATACCGTCAACATGGAGGGAGTCATCTTTATCGATGATATAAATAAATGGTGGGCAGATCCTAGAACGTGCCACAACTTGGCATTCTCTAACATCATGGAAATGATAATTGCGGGAGTCAATAAAGGTGGCATTTCTAGTTCATCTGATTGGCTAGACTTCATCATCGAATACCTACTTTTAAAAGGAATAACAAACCATCCTAAATCAATGGATGACATCCCAGACTTTATTGAGCGCACAGGAGAACATGCCATCGAGTCGCAACTTTGTTCATTCGCTTATAATCGTGAACAAGCTTTTCAGATCATCAAGAAAGCACCTAGAGCGATCATGATGACGCACGGTAAAAACAGTCATGCCCGCATTGATGAACATTTACAGGCATGGAAACGAAACGAACTAATCGCAAGACTACACAGCTAAAGATATGACAAGACAACAGAAATTAGATGAGATTTTCCTTTTCACAGGATACGAATACAACGGGATTCAAGTGTTTCCTTTATCGAAAAACCGTAGAACATTCCTGCGTAAAATGGGGAACACCCTATGCGATGGAGACGGCGGAGAACTAGACGAGTTTGACGAGTTAGCTGAGTGCCTACTAGCTTGCACGCTCACACCGCAAGACCTTTCCAGACTCACAGATAAAAAGGCATGGAGAGATAAACTAGAAGAATTTACAATCAGTTCGCCAGATTACGCCATTGAGAGGTTCGGAAACGTGATGATGGAAGAAGTAGAAAATTTAAAAATGGCAAGCGTTGAATCGCTGGGAAAGGAGGAAGCTCAATAGCATCACCATGCACGGCGGCAATCATAGCAGTAGCAGCACCAAGTCTAGGCTTAACAGCTCATCAGGCTTTATGGGATTATCCATTAAGCGCGATACTGCAAATGATGCACGCGCACGGAGTTGCCAACGGTGGAGACTTCGACTGGGTAGAAGCTGGAGAGCCAGATCAAGAACTATTAGATAAATTTGAAGAAATGATAAACACACCAATAGACGAACTATTTGAACAATTTACATTATGATCGGGGAAACAATTAAAATCGGATTTGACGGGCAACAAGTCACAAAGGGACTAGGTGGCATCATGGGTGGCTTTAGGAAGCTTCGTAGTGGCATTGGCTCAGTCATGAAAGAGACTGGCAGAGGCGCGGCTTTATCGCTTGGCAATTCTCTTTTCAATGCCGTTTCTAACCTAGCCTTAGCAATTCCTAATGAACTAAAAAGTCTTGCTGATTTAAATAAAGAACTTGAAGTAATGAATAAAACGACAGGTATTTTGCCAGAGAAATACATAGCACTCAGAGACGCTATGAGTAGCGCGACAGGAAAGGGATTAGAGGACGCAGGTGATGATTTAATGGACTTCTCAGAACGCATTGACGAAGCTCGGAGAGATTGGGACTCATCACCAGCGCAAGGACTTAGAAAGCTGAATATATTCACACCAGATTTAAAAGGCAAAAACATCGAAGAACAATTAAGAGTCATCGGGGAAAAGGTTAAAGCATTTGAAGAAAAAAACGGGGCAGGATTTTCAATACAACCCTTGAGGATGGCGTTTGGTGATGAGGCTGCTAAATGGTTGCCATTGCTTATGGATATGGACGGATACATGGAGAAATCTGAAAAATCTACAGCTGGATTTGCAAAGCAGATGAAAGATGCAAAAGAATCTTTACAAGCAATAAATTCTATTCGCTCAGCACTAGCTCAGAAAATGTCAGAACTTTCTTTAGGTTTTATCCAAGGATTAAAAGCAGGCGGGCTAGAAGTTCAATCTATCACGGATATGATAGGTAAGATAGATATTGCTAAAGGCATGGAAGGGCTTGCGACATCGATTAAAAGTAATTTAAACGAAATCGGGCGAGTTGGAATCTGGCAGTGGATTATGGATAAAATCGCAGAGATTGGAACATGGTTAAAAGATAAACTCATAGAGGGTGCAGAGGCTTTGTGGACATGGTTTCAGGGGAAAATGGGTGATCTTACTAAATGGATTGGCGATGCAATTTCTAAAGGCATCAAGGAAGGTCTAGGAGGTTTTAATCTATTTGGCGGAGGCAAGAAAGAAACCGCTTCTATCGGTGGAGTCATGACAAGTCAAAAGAACTCAATCGCCAAGACAACTGAAAACCCTGTCATGAAGTTAATCGAAGAAAACACAGCAAGAACTACGCGCATTCTTGAAAGAATCGGGATGAAAAACACTTCAACATCTACATTCGCATAATATGGCAAAGGCATTCATCGCACCTAACA